CTTTGAGGCACCTCCCTACCTCGTACCATACGAACAGGCAGAGTACCCCATAGATCCTACGTTTTTAGATAGGTATGACATTGATCCAACGGATGTCATGTACGATGTCAGGCAGGATCGTGTTGTATTCCCTGTGAAGACAGAGAGCGATATGCTTGTTGATGCAGTGGGTAGATCCATGACAGGTAGGCAACCTAAGTGGCTACGCTATGCGTCATCCCCTGTGCCTTACGTTGAGGGAGGCAACAACTCAGTATGTGTGATTGTGGAGGATGCGATCAGTGCTTATGTTGTAGGTAAAGTATTCATGGAGGAGTGCTGTGCTGTTGCCCTGTTAGGCACACAGCTAACTAACTTCCACAAGCATTACATACAGAGGCATTTCGGTGGGGCGATTGTCGCACTTGATCCTGATGCCCGTGATAAATCAATTAAGATTGCCAAGGAACTAGGTGGCAAGGCATTGAATCTCAAGGATGACTTGAAGTATCGTAGACCTGAAGATTTAGATAATTTAGCGGAGATGTTATATGGCCGGGGCTAAACAATACCAAGACAAAGATATCAAAACTCTGATCCAGATGTGGGGTGATGGCTACACTGCGACTGAGATAGGCGATGCCATAGGTAAGAGCATGCAGTCTGTGCGTCAGTACATCCATCGCAACAGAGAGAAGTATGATCTAGAAAAGAAGGAAGGTGGAAGGCATACGCCTAGAAGTTCTTTTGACAAGCAGTGGCATGGGTCTATACCCTGTGGTCACTGGATGATTACTAAACCATGGAGGAAACAGGCATGAGCTTTGAAGAAGAAATGAAAGCTGGTCAAATAAGAAGAACAGGTGAAGAATATTATTTTTATGAGGAGTTTAAGCAACACTATAAGCCTGACATTCAGCTATTCCGCTCACCGCAGGACGTGCACAACGTGATCAGCGAAATATTCTGGTTAGACAAAGAAGGCATGGAGAACGATTACATAAAAGTTCTTGAGGACATTGACGATGACAACAGGAAAAGTCTTGGCGCCTCAGATGCTATGGTCGGTGCCTGTTACTACAATGTTCTCAACTTAATTGCATCTGTTCAGTTGCTTGTTGAGGAAAGAGACCTACTGAAGAAAAAACTAGAGGCAACATCATGAACAAAGTACCTTACGTTGAGCGTGGCTATGATGACTCAGGTCTGACAGGTGAGTGCGCTTACTTGTGGGCATTGTTCCTAGCCAATGAAGCTGACATGGAAGATGATTATATTGCGTATGATAAGTGGAAGTCCACGGCTGAACAGCTAGCACCCGCAGAGGGCAAGCCTATGCCTGCTGTCGTGCACTACGCTGATCTTGAAGATGCGATAGCGAGATACACAAATGCCTAGCATCGCTGAGTTCTGGAGAAACAGTTACAAGAATGACAGGGTATCTTTCTGGTGTGAGTTGGTAGGGCTTGTGCTTGCAGTCATTGCGAGCATGTACCTAGCGATTAATGCCGGTGACCCTGACATGAGATACGTGTACCCTATATCCTTTGTGGGTGTAGTCGTACAGTCATATGCGAACTGGCGCAGGGGTTTAGTATGGCTCATGGTATTGACCGTGTACTTCTCCTTCATTAGTCTGTTCGGATTCGGTAGAGCAATGGGGTATTATTAATGTGTGGCGGAGTTTATGAAGAAGATTTTCCTGAGTATGCTCCAAGGAAGGACAGTAAAGTTTCCAAGAAGGAAGAACATCGTGGTGTGGAATCTGGAGATGGAGGGATGAATGATCTGAAGTTCACCACTGCCGCAGATTTCATGGCTGATCAATACTATTATCCGGGCAGTGACCCGCAGGAGTGACACATGATTAAGTTTGAGTACAGACCGTGGGCACCAGATAGTGACGTTGCTGAGTTATTTGATCCCCCTCCCGTGGAACTTGTGACAATGACATTGGGTGATGATGTCTCATGGGATGAGGCAGTATGCGAGTTCAAGAACTTTCTACGTGCATCAGGGTATGTGATCCCGTACGACTTTGAGGATGAAAGCAACACAGATGTTGCATAGGAATACTATGCATCCTTAACATGTTGCAAACCTTACGTGCAGAAAAGTGGAATAGGTTAACATTTAATGCGCATAAAAGTGTGGTTTGTGTAGACTTAAATGAACAGGAGAATACATATGAAACTAAATGAATTGATCGACAAGCTGAGTGACAACGAGTACGTGCAAGAAGCACTGTATGAAGTGTCAGATGCTGTCTTTTTAGAGAAGCTATGGGACACACGTCAGAGATTCATCAATGAATATATCCATGTGAAGAACGGGCAACAGCGAAACATCTTTGTCGTCAATGATCTTGAGCGGGATGCATTTGAGATTAGCAGACGTATTGAATCGGCTGACATGCTCATTGACGAGTTCAAGCCTGACCATGTACCATTCGACTTCGACGGTTTCCCATGGTGGGACGATGATGAGGAGGGATTGAATGACTAAGCACTGGCGTGATGCCATGAAAGAGCGCAACCAAGACTGGATTAACAGTCGTGAGAAGCCTAAGAGTGGCGACTGGCATGGCGGCAAAGGGTACAGATCACGTGTCACAAATTCAGACACATACCGTGATAACTGGGACAAGATATTTGGTGGAGATAAGAATGGAACTGGCGCTACTGAAGAGCCTACTGAGTAAAGACTTCTACGATGAGTACAAAGGGGACAAGTGCCCACATCGCCTGTTCAGTAAAGATCTAGGTAAGATCAAGACACTGATTGATGAAGCGATGAATAAGTATGGCCGTGACTTATCTGTGAATGAGATTGAGGGGCTGTTCTTTGCGGGTGATCCCACAATGACTACCGCACAGAAAGACGTGTACAAAGGTGTGTTCCACAAGATGCGCACGGAGCAATCTATCGGTAATGATGTAGCTAATGACATCTTATCTAAACTGTTTCAGCAGTATCTTGGTGAGGAGATTGCGAACATAGGCTTTGACTATGTCAATGGCACACAGTCGTCCCTTGAGCCACTGCGTAGGCTAGTCAGCAATTATCGCGATGACTTCCTGCCTGACCTGAACATTGAGTGGGATGACTTAGACATTGAGACATTGCTTGAGAAGAATGATCTTGAGACTCGTTGGCACTTCAATCTGCCTACACTTGCACAGCATGTCGAGGGTGTGAATGCAGGACACTTGGTTGTTGGTGGTGCTAGACCTAATACAGGTAAGACATCCTTCCATGCGTCATTGATTGCAGGTCCGAATGGTTTTGCACAGCAGGGTGCTAAGTGCGTGATCCTCTGTAATGAGGAAGCAACACACCGTGTAGGGGCACGCTACCTGACAGCGGCTAGTGGCATGACCATGAAGGAGATTCGTACTAATCCACGCGAGGCACATCATCGTTGGTCTAAGCTCAGGGAGAATATCAAGATCAAGGATGCGACTGGTCAGTCAATGCACTGGGTAGAACTTGTGTGTAAGACATACAACCCTGACGTAGTCGTGCTTGACATGGGCGATAAGTTCGCTCCTGACCAATCCCACGAGGGACTCAAGCTCTGTGCGATACATGCCCGTCAGATAGCTAAGGAATACAACTGCGCAATCTTCTACATGTCACAGCTAAGTGCTGAGGCTGAAGGTAAGATCAACCTCAATCAATCAATGATGGAGGGCAGTAAGACAGGCAAGGCCAGTGAGGCTGACCTGATGCTGTTGATCAGTAAAGATCCTCCAGTCGAGGGTGTAGAAGACGATGGGTTTGTCAGACACATTAACGTGGCTAAGAACAAGCTCAGTGGATGGCATGGACGTGTGGACTGCATGCTCAACTACTACATAGGAAGGTATGAGGTGTGAGCCACGATCAACTGGAGATGTTTAACGTACACTTTCAATATGAGGATGAGGATGGGATCATCTGTAAAAAGTGTGGCGTTAGACAGCCTCCAGAGAACTTTCAGCATATGGAATCTGGTGAGATCAAACGTAAGTGTCGATCCTGCCAAAGAAAACATAGTCAGGTTATCTCACGCTTAAAAAGAGAGATACCTGCACCTGACCAAGACTATGCGTGCCCCATCTGTCAGCACACTTTAGCTGAGATAGCATCGCATGGGCAGAAGAAGCTACAGCAATGGGTGTTAGATCATTGCCATGACACTGACACATTTAGAGGATGGATTTGTTTTAACTGCAATTCTGGGTTAGGATCATTTAGTGATAGTAGTGAGACAGTTAAACGTGCTGTCCAATATTTAGAGAGGCACGAGAATGCGAATAGTTCTTGACGTAGAGAACACCGTCACAAAGATTGATGGCAAGCTACACCTCGATCCATTCACACCAACCAATTCATTGGTTATGGTAGGGATACAGGTTGAAGGTGAGGAGCCTAAGCACTGGACGTTTGATCATACTGAATACGATTGTAAGTATGAATACAGACAGCGTGACTGTGCGGAGATACAAGAGATACTGGATAAAACTACAGTATTGATTGCACACAATGCAGTACACGATTTGCAGTGGATCTTGGAGACTGGGTTTAAATACAAGGGTGATGTTTGGGACACGATGCTTGGTGAGTACATCTTGCAACGTGGGCAGAAGCAACCTCTGTCACTGGAAGCATGCGTTGAGCGCAGGGAGCTTGAATACAAGAAGCAAGACACACTGAAGGAGTACCTGAAGCAGGGCTATGGTGTTGATCAGGTGCCGTATGAGGAGCTAAAGGAATACCTGTACGCTGACCTTCGGGCTACATTCTCCCTGTTCTATGATCAGATGTCAGACTTTCGTGATGAGCAGTCCCGTGGCTTGATGCCAGTTGCTGAGCTAACTATGGAGACATGTATTCTGCTCAATGACATCTACCGTAATGGGTTCACTGTAGACTCAGATGCTTTGGATCAGGTTCGTGAGCAGTTTGAGCGTGAGAAATTATCACTTATAAGTGATTTAAATGAAGCGGTAAAATCACTGATGGGTGATATTCCGATTAACCTTAACTCACCTGAGCAGTTATCATGGGTTATATATAGCAGAAAACCCATAAACAAAACTCAATGGGCGAATGATGCTGATCCATATATGAGTCCTACGGACTTCAAACGATTCGTTAATGAGTCAAGTGTCCCAGTGAGACGTGCTAAAGCAGTCAAGTGTTCTGAGTGCAGAGGTAACGGCACATTCTTCAAGAAGAAGAAAGATGGCAGTGACTTCAAGAAACCTACTAAGTGCCCTACTTGCATAGGCCGGGGTTATGTTCTGAATGAGTTGCCTAAGTTAGCAGGCTTGAAGTTCAGCGCACCATCAGCTAAGTGGCACAGTGCGAATGGATTCAGCACAAGTAAGACTAATCTAGAGTTCTTGGAGCGTATTGCACACTCAAAGGGCATGGATGATGCAGTGAGCTTCTTATCTAAGATTCGCAGGCTCAGTGCTGTTGACACGTACTTGAACAGTTTTGTGGACGGTATCCGTACCTTCACTAAACCAGATGGCAAACTGCATGTACGATTGACTCAGCACATGACATCGACAGGCAGATTCTCTGGGCGTGATCCTAATATGCAGAACATGCCAAGGGGTGGTACATTCCCAGTGAAGAAAGTATTTGTGTCACGTTGGGAAGGTGGAAAGATTATGGAGGCTGACTTTGCTCAGCTAGAATTTCGTGTGGCGGCATTCTTGTCACAAGATAAAACTGCAATGGAGGAAGTTACTAATGGCTTCGACGTACATGCATACACGGCAAAGGTTATTACGGAAGCGGGCCAGACAACGTCTAGACAGGAGGCAAAGGCTCACACATTTGCACCACTGTATGGCGCTACTGGCTACGGGAGAACCCCCGCTGAAGCGGCCTACTACGAGCACTTCACAGAGAAGTACAGAGGGATTGCCAAGTGGCACAGGAACCTCGCAACAGAAGTCCTCACCTTCAAAAAAATTACTACTCCAAGCGGTAGAGAGTTCTCATTCCCTGACGTGAAGCGTAGAAAGAATGGCACAGTGACTAACTTCACAGCGATTAAGAATTATCCTGTGCAGTCATTCGCAACTGCGGACATTGTTCCTGCAGTGCTACTGGAAATAAACAAACGGATGTCACACCTGCAATCACTTGTCGTGAACAGCGTGCATGACTCAATCGTCATTGACATCCATCCAGATGAAGAAGCAGAAGTAATGGGTGTAATTGGGTCAGTTAATGGTGATCTAAAAGAAATCATTGACAATAAATTTAAAATAAATTTTAATGTACCCCTATTGCTTGAAGCTAAAATTGGTGTAAACTGGTTAGATCAAAAGGAGGTCTAATTATGACAACAACAGAAGTATCGACACTCAACACAGCTAACTTTGCTGAAATGGCTCAGGCCATGGGCATGGGTGCTGACATGTCAAAGGGTCCGGCTAAGGCATCTACACTGCCTCGCCTTCGTATCTGGAATCAGGCTGTCATGGGGCAGGTTGAAGTCAAAGGCAAGATGAAGAACATGGAAGTTGTTCCTGCCGGTATGTTCCGTCTGCAATTGCCAGACGATAAGTACATCTATGCAGAGCAGGCTAACCTGCGTGTGTTTGTACAGCGTTTCATGTACAAGCGTTACGATTCAGACAATAAGACGTATGTCAAAACTCTGATGTCTGAAGATCTGAATGGTGATCTGAAAGACAATACAGGTGGCTTCAACTGCGGTAAGCCTGCAGGATACATTGAAGACTTTCAGGCATTGCCAGATGACGTTAAGACACTGATCAAACAGATCAAACGTGTTCGTGTTCTTCTCGGTGAAGTTGAGCTTATCAATCCTGTCGATGACCAAGGCAATGAGGTCACCGTAGAGTCGCACCCATTCATTTGGGAGATTGACAATCGTGATGCCTTCAAGACCATGGGAGAGCCGTTCACACAGCTTGGGCGTCAAAAGCGACTGCCAGTACAGCACTGGATCAAGTGTGGCTCAGAGGAGCGTACGTTGCCTACAGGGGCATCATTCTTCCTGCCTACACAGGCTCTTGATATGCAGACAACGATTGAGTTGACTGAAGGTGATCAGGAGAAGTTTGCTAACTTTATTGAATGGATTGGTAATTACAATCAGTACATTGTTAATGCATACAACGAAAGTGCAGGCAGTAAAATGTCTAAAGCAGACGAGAATCTTGTAGAAGACTTCATTGACATTGATGAGGAATAGCAATGAATCATCCTGCTGAGATAAAGATACATCGGTATCTTGAGGATGTACGCAAGGCGAAACGTGGCATGAACAGTGCCACTATCGCTCGTATCGTTAGGGATGTACAAGAAGCTGTTGAGAAGCAGTTCAATCAGAGTGAGCGTAAGTTCACAATGCGTATGTCTAACATCGGTAGGCCGTACTGCCAATTGTGGTTTGATAAGAACCAACCAGAGGAAGGTCTTGAACCATCCGCTAACTTCCTGATGAACATGATGATCGGTGACATCGTCGAAGCTGTCTTCAAAGGAGTGTTGACAGAAGCGGGTGTTGAGTTCAGTGATGGATTCAAATCAACACTGACTCTAGGTAAGCACAAGATTGATGGCACACATGATTTGATCATGGATAAGCGTGTTGATGATATTAAGTCAGCATCGCCTTGGTCCTACAACAACAAGTTCAAAGACTATGAGACACTCAAAGAGCATGATGCCTTTGGTTACATAGGACAACTTGCAGGCTATTCCAAAGCACTGGGTGTTGAACCCGGCGGTTGGTGGGTAGTCAACAAAGGCACTGGTGAGTTTAAGTATGTATCTGCATGGGACATGGCTGTCGATAGGCAGGACATCTTAGATGAAGTAGAAGAGAAGGCAGACAAGCTAGCTCAGAATAAGTTTGAGCGTTGCTTTGAACCTGTTGAAGAAACATTCCGTAAGAAGCCAACTGGTAACAAAGTCCTCGCTGAGGAATGTGGTTGGTGTAAATATCGTTACAAGTGTTGGCCCTCAGTACAAGAGCTACCCTCACTTGCATCACAGGCGAAGAACCCGCCTATGGTTGCATACATTGAGATAGCAGATGAGTATAAAGAGAAGCAAGACACGGAGTAACGCAATCAAGCATGGCTATCGCTCAGGTCTAGAACAGACAGTTCTTAACTCCCTGAAGGGTAGAGAGTGTGATGCCAAGTACGAATGCTTCAAGATTGAATGGGAAGATTTGGCATACAGGACGTACACGCCAGACTTCCTTCTGCCCAACGGTATCATCATTGAGACTAAGGGCAGGTTCACTCCTGAAGATCGCATGAAGCACATAGCGATCAAGAAGCAACATCCAAACCTTGATATACGCTTTGTGTTCAGCAACAGTAACTCCAAGTTGCGTAAGGGTTCTAAAACATCCTACGCAATCTGGTGTGAAAGAAATGGATTCCTGTATGCGGACAAGGATGTCCCACAGGAGTGGCTTGACGAGAGAAACAAACCTGCTAAGCTGATGCCTAGTGAGTTCGTAGAATTTCCATTAGAGAAAATCAAAAGGTAGTTATACATGACAGATACAAAAGACAAAGTACATTCATCGTTTGCTGTAGCCATTGAGCCTGAGTTCAACGAGGAAGGTAAGTGGACAGGTGCTGTACACGCTAGCCTAGAAGAGAGCTTTCAGAATGACCTTACTGACGATGAGTTAACACAGATCCGTAGTGTGTGTGGGATGATGGCATCCACACTAACTCTGATGGAGAATGACCCAGACTTTCTGGATTATGTACGTGACTACTTTGTGAATAACTTCTCATCTATGATTGAAGAGTTCATAGAGGATCTTGAAGACGATGAAGAGAAAGCTCCTAATTTCACACAAGAAGGTAACGTCATTAAGCTAAACTTTGATACGAAAACATTTGGGAGTGCGTGATGAGCTTTAAAGATATTCGTAATGATTTGACACCTGAAGTGAATGCACTTCTGGAAGACATGGTAGAATTTGATGAGATCAATAAGCCCATGCATTACAACACAGGTAAATACGAAACATTTGACATCATCGTGGATGTAATGGGCGATTACGAAACAATACCTTATTGCCGTGGCAATGTACTGAAATATATGTTGCACAGGATGTGGAACAAGGGCGATCCACTAGCAAATGTACAAAAGGCAACATGGTACTTAGATAAGCAGACTGGCCTGATGCGCAAAACAGAAGGAACTAACTGGTAATGACTGTCGAAGTTAGGGTTGACTTAGAGTTTGAAATAGATATAACTGAAGTTTCGCCTGAACACAGGAATGAAGATGGAATCACAGAAATCGTCACAGAAGTGCTTGATGCATGTGTCTATGACATTCCGGGTGCGGACCTCAAAAAGTGTGAGCTATCTATTGAAGGAATTGACTAGTGGATTTAACAAAGTACAAAGGCATAACCATAGATCTAGACAGGGATAAAGATCTGACAGATCAAGCGATGGCCTTGCTCAAAGATTATTACATGTTAGATAACGAACTGTATGCACAGCAAGCATTTGCACGTGCGGCAGTTGCGTATTGTGAAGGTGACTATGAATTCGCTCAGCGTATTTATGATTATGCTAGTAAGCGTTGGTTTATGTTCGCTAGTCCTGTGCTTTCAAACGCACCGGCTGACGATAATAAGCCAAAGGGATTGCCAATCTCTT